GGACGTAGAAAAGCGCGTGTTCAAGGCAGCATAGCGCGCTGTTGGCAGTGTCGAGTCGATAGGATGCCTCTCTGAGCATAGGCGATTGCATCATGTCCGACAGGCTTTCGAGCGTCGTTATAAGCTCGCTGAGCGGGATGTTGCGACTCATGGCAGTTTCTCATCATCAGGGTTGCCTTCGAATGCAGGACACAACTTGTCGCCCTGCTCGCGCTCGATGATCAGCTCAAGGATTTGATTGCCGTCCGCGTCCGTGATGGAGCAGATATGCTTATCCTCATCGTAAATTGAGAGCGGTTTGACGCCCTGAGTTTCGCATTCGCCAGTGATGATTGCGTTGAACAGATCGACAATCGTCTGGGCGTTCTGTTTCGATTGGATGGTTAGTTTCATTGGTTTCTGCTGTTTTACCGTGCGGTGAAATGATGGTTTTCGGTGAAAATACGGTTCGATTTATCCATTGATTGAAGTTCGCGCATGACCCGGCGGCCATAAGCGCGTGATGATGATCTTTTAAGGGCTTTTGGCCCACCTTGCCAGAGTCGAGCTAAAGATTCGTCGCTGAGGTGTTTGCCATAGTGCGCGAAATAGCTTTCCGCGATGAAGATCGAGATGGCGCGGTTGGTTACCTGTTGGTGCGCGTAGTGCGTACCCATGATTCGGTTTACGTCGCGGACCATGATCGATTTGATTTGAAGCGCGCCGAGTTCGCCGTGACGGCCTCGGGCCTGATCGTTTCCGTTGGATTCGACTTGGATCAGCGCGGATAAAAGCAATGGATGCATAATTTGATGCGCGGATGCGGTTTATTCGTGGGATTTGATGATTTCACGAACCACACGACCACCGAATCGTTTGACCAGTCGATACGCGTCACGCTTGGCATTTCGACCTTGAAACGTGTATTCACTCCTTCCGTAAAATGCCGTCCAATAGACTTTCATAGCTGGCCTTTCGCTTTCTTGATGATTTCGCGCGCGTAGTCTAGGTCTTCGTCGTCGGCCATTGGATGCGCCAAGCGTTCGAGAGCGAGAAGCATTTGAGGCGCGATGGAAATCAGGCGAGCGTTTGCCATTTTCTCAGGCTCCGGCGTTTCTGCGTGTGCGTGATGGTTCATTGCGTAGCAAATAAGAGCGTCGCCAGCGCGGACATTAAGGCCAGTTGTCCGCCAAGGGCCGGGGGTATGGGATTTCATGGGTTCAGGCGTTGACGGCGTATTCCGACGCGAAACGAAGACCTTCGGCGCGGCCTGATTCGCCGCCGCCTAGCTCTAGGCTTTCTGTCAGCGAATCGGGAGCTTGACGGCTCCAGGCGTTCCAGTGTTCGCGCGCGTCGCAATGCGGGATGCCGCAGTCGCGGTGCAGCACATGCGCGAAGGAGGAATAGAAATCATCGCGGACCTCGTTGACCTGATCGTCCATTCCGATTGCACGGAGAAGATCCGCATCCATTCGGTCCAGGCGCATCAGCGGAAGAATGGATTCGACCGCGAAATCACGCGCGTCCGCCCAGATTTGCTGATATGCGTTGGTTTTAATCCACAAAGAGCCGTCGTCAAAAAGGTGATAAATCGATGCGTCACCGCCTGATCCTTCACGGAATGACTCGCTGATGTTGTCCGCGAACGGTGGGAGCGTTTCGAGTAAATCCTGCTCTTCAGGCGCGAAACTATCGTCCATGCGGTAATTGTGGCGCACATATGCAAGTGCGGACTGCGGGAGATTGTCAGCGTCAAACGACGACAGAACCGAGTCGCGCGCGACAATGCGTTTTAGGATGGGAATAAGTTTTGAATTCATGATTTGGATTTGTTGCGGATAGGTGGCCTACCCTTTCGCGTCACGCTTGCGGCATGGCGCGCGGAGGATGGGTCAACGGTCCGATTTGCAATAGGTCCGGTAATCTATGCGGCCGATCAGATAGTCCGCGCATGCGCGCGAACGGTTTTCTGGCCAGCCGACAGGGCCTGTCAGCCAGTCGAATATGTCAGAATATGTCAGGCCGCGTGCGGACTTGCGCGCATCCGATAGATTTCCGTTGATGAGGTTATTTACCGCGTTTTCGATGCGTTGAATGGATGCCATATGGGTTTTTTATTTAAGGTTGAAAGCTTCACGCCAGGCGAGGTAATCGTGGCAAAGATCGGTGTCGAAAGAATAGACTCCAATGTCGGGAAAACCGTCTGCGCGCAGACAGGTGACAAAGAGCCAACGGCGGCCGTGCATGACAAAAGGTTCTTCGCACTCGCGCAAACGCAGGAAAGGGACAAGCGGGATATTGGACATGGTGTTTTATTCGTTGGGTTTTAAGACTTAGAAAGAGCAGCACCCGCAACACGGAGCATCCTCACAACGGCCGCGCGCATTGCGCGTACCTGTCCATCCGGAGGACAGTTTGACGCAGACAAGACCGGAGTTCTCGGGCATGCGGCCGGTGCAAGCGTTGCAATCTATGCGCCAAGCGCGATTGCGTTTGGTGACGGTTCCTAAGCCTGAGGGAACGTATTCGTGGCATTGGATGCATTGACCGGGATAACGGTTGATCATTGGATTTGATGGATTGAGGTTTGATTGAGTGGATTGAAGATACGCGTCAACCTACCGACGGCCGATAGATTGAAGCGGACCGTCAACCGGCCGTTGTGATGCGTTGCACCCGTTTTGCACCCGTTCCATGTGGCTTGAAACCGACGATAAACCCACGGTTGCCCTTGGCGCATAGGCGGCACTTGTCGCATGACAGGCTGTCCACACGCTGCGCCGGACAAATCACCACACGGTTGCCCTCCGGTGTCGTGAAACGGTCCGGGCTGTCCTGCGGCACGACGGCCGCAACCGGGAGGCCTAGTTTGGCAAGGGTGTCGGCATGTGAAATCGAATTGGCGGACAGGTTGACGACGAAACCGCGTTCATTGGCGGACCGAATCGCGGACAGGTTAGAGTCTGTCAGCGGCTTGTGTGTATAGGTAAAGCCGCGCTTGCCGGTGTTTGCTTCCGTCAATTGCGAAAGGGCGACGGCGTCAATATTGTCGCCGACACCCGGTAAATCACCCGCCTGATTATGCCGCCATAATTGACCAGCTGGGAAAGAGCGGACTTTGGACAGGAAGGCGGACCAATCAAAACCGCGTTGACCGCTTGTCACTTTAGACCAATGAAGCGCAAGCGGACCGGAGTCGGCATAGCAACCGGATTTCTTGAATGGACAAGCGTCACTGCAAGTGACGGCCGACGATGTGGAAACCGGAATCGGTCCGGTTTTGACGTTTGAAGATTTGAGGGTTAGGTGAACGTTCATTGGATTTAGTGGTTGGGGGTGATACCGAAATGGGATTCTAGGAAGGCGACAAGGGCGACAAGGGCGACGACAAGGGCAGCAATGGCCAGTCGTTTCAAGGTGGAGCGTTTCATGGATTAGATAGCGTTGACGTCGCCGAAACGAGCGGGAGCGGGAGCGAAAACGAGGTTGAGAACCCAAAGGCCTTCGTCTTCGTCGCCTTCGATGCGTTGATCATCACCAAAGATTGTGACTCGATTGGGGAAACCGTCCCAATCAACGTCCATGAAACGGGAGCGGAGAAATTCGATTGCGGAGTCAACGTCGGCGAATGAAATCGGAACATCGATGGGAAGAGCCGTTGCCGCGCTGTCGGCGACTGCGGTAAGGAGTTTTTCTTTCATGAGGTGACGATAGGTGAGGTGAATTGAGGAGTCAACAAAGTTTTCTAAACTTTTTTTTGGAACCTGGTTGAAGCCCGTGGGGTTGGAAAACGGGGATTGCGAAACAGTGCCTTGGATTGCAAGGTACTTGGCATGAAAGAGAAGCAATGGGAAAAGGCCAAGGCTTTGTATTTGGCGGGAAAGTCATGGAAAGCGATTTCAGACGAAACGGGGATAGTTCAGTCAACTCTGCAGTCTAAAGCTTCACGGGACGATTGGACGAAGTTTAGGAAGGGGATGCGTGACATAGTTTCCTCTAAAGAAACGGTTTCCCTAGAAAGCCTCTCCGTTCTAGTCCGTTCCAAACTAGCAGCCGATGCCGCGTCAACATTGGAACGCATAGACAGCTACGCATTGGACGGTATCAAAGATGAATCAACACGGGAACAGATACTGGGTTCCGTTGCCAAACGGTCGGCGCTTGTGTTCGGCTGGTCGGAAGCTGGCGAGAGTGCGTCCGTCTCAATCAATTTACTGGGTCAAATGCCCGACCGAATCGCGGAGGTCAACGTCACGAGCGAATCCGATTCGAAGTAAACATAACAGTGATTGTACGCGACGGGCGGACTAATGGACTGGATTAGATTTGCTAATGACAGAAAAGGATTGTTTTTCCTAGGGATTGGCACACTTTTTGACTGGCAGGGTGGCCCCCCTTTTGGGGACGGCTTCGTTTACGATACCCCCCTCAAAAATTTTCCGCCTTTTTGACCATGCTAAATAAAATCAAAATTGGTCAAAGTATTTCTCTATCAACAGCGGAGCGTAAGCTCGCCCATTTCGTGGCAAAGAATCGAAATGGTAAGAATCGATATTTCAATGTGGTGAACTTGAAGATCAGTGCGGAAGATCCGCATACGGTCGATCTTGAGGGAATCTGCGGCGAGCTGGCTTTCTGCAAGCTGTTCAATGTTTATCCTGATCTGGATACGGATCGTAATCCTCCGCATCCGCTCTACGACGCGCTTGTCCCGCCACCACCGGGATTTTGCATCGATGTTAAAACGACCAAGTATGACAATGGAAAGCTATTGGTCGATGCGCGCAAAGGATCGAAAACCGACGGGGTGGATTTCTACGCTCTGATGACGGGAACCTTCCCAGGTCCGTACACATTCCGTGGAGTCATCGCGAAGGAGCATATCATTCAACCTCACAAACTTGGCCTACTCTGTGGATACAAGAGCTACATGGCGGAGCAGTCGGAGCTGACCGATGAGTTTGAGGCCAATTACTAATTGTGATTGACACTTTAGTCGCCCTTGTGCGTCAGTGCGCGTAACGACCTTAAGCAATGCGGAGGCTTGGTCAGCCATCGCAAAACCGTCT